CTATACGCTTTGCCCCCCTAATTTTTTGCTCTGCTGCAGAAGCTTGGACTCTCCCGTACGCTCCCACTCTTCCACTGTTTCATATGCCTTCTCAGGAGTGTATCCCTTCCCTACAAGCACACCCATCAAAATAAACTCCTGAAGAATATGAACCGCATTGATTCCTCTTTGCACATCCTCCAGCCCTTCCTTCACCAAAAACTCCGTGTGTTTTACCCATTCATCCGGAGTCTTGCCATCAATAACGGTTTCTCCGCCGTTATGGCCGTGGCTTTTTTCAGCAGCCTCTGCATCCGCTTTAGTCTCATGAACCGTACCAAACGGATGGTTCGGAGGAGCATAAATCGAGTAAAGTTTCAGCGGAGATTTTCCTGTATTGGTGACATTGTGCCACGTTCCTGCCGGTATGAATATCGCCGAATCATCATAGACGTTTCTCATGAAAGGCAATTGGTCCTTGCTCTTGCCCATTTGAACAATCCCTTGCCCCTCTTCAACCCGCAGGAATTGATCAACATCAGGATGCATCTCCAACCCGATATCTTCGCCCGGATTAATGCTCATCAACGTAAGCTGCAGATGAGTTCCTGTCCATAAGGCCGTCCGGAAAGTATTATTCTGCAGCGTTGCTTCATTAATATTAATCACAAACGGCTGTGGTCCATAATCCTTTAATGAGAGTCTGTACTCACTCATTTCAGAGGGGTAGCTGCTGTTTGGATAATTCCAATAGGCAGGTTCTCTGTAATAACTGTTCATCGGTGCATGAACCTGATGATAATAAGGATTTGGATACCAGTGATTCGGATAATAATACATTCTTCTCCACCCTTTCAGCACATATAAAAGCATCATATGCAGGGAGGTGGGCGGGGGTACTTGGGTTATGATTTAAACGATGGAGGGAGGATTTTGTTCACACGATCGGCGTTAAGATAAAACAAAAAAGCCAATGCCCTGATTGCTCAAAGCACTGACTTTACTCGTTTTCGTAAGTTATAGATACCGGTGGTCGGGGTCGAACCGACACTCCAGAGGAACACGATTTTGAGTCCCAATCTAGAATAGCTTCTATAGAAAATCAATCATATCGTAGGTTTGTTGAGATTTAAACAATTTCAATGAATACGATTACAGATAATTATGCCTTTGATGGCAAGCTCAGTCAAGCTTATTTAAGTTGTTTATTAAAAGTAGCTTCCCCTTTGCTCTTATACTTCTTAATTAGTTTTTGTTCTAAACTTCTCGCAGCTTCTTCATCCTCAAACTCTGCAATAATTTTGTATTCTATCTTTCCATCTTTCATAAGCTGTTTATGTTCAATATTTCTTCTATTGGTATATCTCCTACATCTATACCATAAGCCACTTCCAATATATACAACCTTACCGTTAAACATATGCATATATACTATTAGCTTATTTACTTTCCTTAATTGATTTTGGTTCAACTCATACTTCTTAGTAAGCTGGATTACCTTCTGAAATGAAATATTATAAATCTTACCTATATCTTGATTGGTCATCTTTTCTTCTAAATGATTTACTAGCTCTTTTTTTGATGGCACCATTGTTAATCCCTCCTACCTCTTTGTATCCTTTATATCTAAGAATTAACTAATGTAAAATATAATAATAATAATCTCAATTATAATCTCAATTGAAATTTGCCAATAGCCTTGAATAACTCTAATTATGCTTGTACTTCTCAAGATAAAAAGCGGTCTTTGATAATAGATTTAAACTCAAACAGAAGCAATTTCTCCTCTTGAGTTTCAAATGTAACTTTCTTTTATATCTAAAATTTTGGTACAATAGACATATTGTTATTTTTTGGTTATCATTTTAGGAAACGAAGGAGAGGAAGAGAAATGTCTCCTCAGACATTAAATCTAAATCAGGCAATTTACGAAATCAAGGACGCTTTAAATGAAAGAGACAATCCATTCTTCTTTATAGTAGGTGCGGGGATTTCATTCGATTCAGTTCCTCTCGCAAAGGACATTATTGAACTTTGTAAAGAAAAGATTAATCAAGGAGAAATCACCTTTGAAATTGATGAGAATATTAAGGGAGCAGAAGAATATTCTTTTTGGCTAGAGAAAGCGTATCCGCAGCCTATATCCAGACAAAGATTTTTCCGAGAATTAATTGAAAATAAAAATATAACTTCTGCCAATTTTCGATTAGCCCATTTATTAGCTTATAGTAAACTTGCAAAAATAGTAGTTACGCCAAATTTTGACGATTTTTTAACTAGAGCATTGAATCATTTCAATGTTAAACATATTATATGTGATCATCCGGAGAGTGCATTTAAAGTGAATAGCGATGTAAATGATATCCAAATTGTTCATGTTCATGGAACTTATCTATCATATGACTGTTGTAATCTTACCCCGGAAATTATAGCAAGAAATAAAGGTTCCGAATTAACAACAAATAATATGGCCTCTCTCTTAGAGAGAATAGGTGAGTCAATTTCACCTATAATAATTGGTTACAGTGGATGGGAAAATGATGTCGTAATGACGTCTTTACGAAAGCGATTACAATCCCGCAGATTGCCTTACAAACTTTATTGGTTCTGCTATTCTATTGATCAACTAGATGACTTACCACCTTGGCTAAAAGAACACAACGATGTTGTTTTTGTTATCCCAGAAAAAAACATCAAAGATATGAATAATGATAATTCAGAAAAAATAGATGAACATTTTAAAATAGATACTCACGATAAGCTAGTTGTTAGAAATGAATCAAAATTAAGTGCCCATGTTGTTTTTGACAGGCTAGTAAATGCACTTGATTTACAGGAGCCTGAAATAACTGAAGACCCATTAAGTTTCTTTATTAAGTTTCTTGGCGGAGATAGGTTAGATGAAAAAGCAAAGGATGTTTTTTTCTTAAATCACGTTATTGAAAGATTAAAGAATTTACAAAGACTAGAAGAAGAAAGTGAAGGAAAAGATAATCAAAACATAAGTTTGTTTAAGAATATTAGAGGCTTTGCGAGACGCTCTCAATATAGTAAAGCTGCAAGACTATTACAAGAATTAAATTATGAGAATTTTGATCAGAAAACATTACTTGAATTATTGCAGGTAATCTTCTCAATTATAAACAGAATTGATGAGGATATTGATATGAATATTGATAAGGATGAGAATACAGATTATCAATTAATATTAAAAACTTATGATTGTTTTGAAGACGTTGTAAAAAAAGCGAAGGAAAAGAACCCCAAAAGCAACTTAAACGAAGTACTAATTATAGTATATGAACGAAGGGCATATTTCTTAAATATGATTAACGATGAGCAGAATTTCCTTCAAATAAATGATAAGATAATTGATTTATTTTCTGAAGAAGTCATTCCGCAATTTCAAGTTTCTTTAGCACGTGCTACTCTAAATAAAGCTATTTCCTATAAAGATACTGATATTACAAAGTCATTAACTATGTTCGAAGGAATAATTAATGACTTTAGTAAAGATGATAAAGAAATACAACCTATAATAAGATCTTCACTTATTGGTTTAATAAAGATTTACAATGATTTGGAAGATTATATAAATGCTCACAAATTTTGTGACTATTTAATAGAACACTCAAGTGAGTTAGGAGAAAAAGCAGAACCGTTAGGAATGATTAATAAAATTCAGATTTTAATTAATGAGAAAAAACACCATGAAGCAACTTTGCAATTACAAAGTTTCGAATCAAAATATAGCATTACTGCTAATGAAGATATTCAATATTTATTAATTTCTGCTATTAAACTCTTAGATGAGGATGAGGTTGAGGATGAATATCCCAATTCAATAACTTCTCAAAATAAAATAATTGGATTATTCTCAGAAAGTAAATCTAAAAGAATACAGAAGCTTGTCGCAGAGGCATATTTTGAAAGGGCATTTTATTTTAATAAAAGGGGCGATCAACTAACTTCAGTAACTAATTTCTTAAAGGCATTTGATTATGGAATGACGCTCGCTGGTGTTAACATATTTTATCTCATAAGAAAAAGAGAAGTACAAAAAAATATGATCCCCTATACAATGGAAGAACTAATCACACCAAGATTAAATGATAACGATCCGTTTGCAATAATTAACCAAGCGTTGTATCTTATTGAAATCGATAATGGAAACTGGGTTGAAGCAGATAATTTATTTAATAGAATTGAAAATACTCATGAAGAGTTAAATCAACTAGGAGTAATTTCGTGGTGGCATAATTTGTCCCTTTCAGGAGATGACGAAGGTGACTTAGTTTTAGCATGGTTACTAAGACATAACTTAATAGAAGATCCTAATGATATGAGTATTAGGGACAGATTAGTAAAAGTTAGGGAATTTAACATACCTGACTTTATGATGAATTATGCTAATCAGAATATTATATAATTTAAAAAATTAAGGTTATTCTTCCAATTTAAAACGAGTCTAAGCTCGTTTTTTTTTGTGTGAATCCCGAAATTTTCACGGGGTTTGGGCGTTCTGGTACCTTGAAAAAACGTTCCGAGACCTCGTAATTTTAGTACGTTTAAGCTTTTTTTCAAATTTGAGTAGGCGCTACTTCTCAGCTTCATGCCACGAGCTTCTTGACGTAGCTATAGCTAATTTCTTCGAGTCCTCTGCTTGTCAGCATCAGGTTGATGAATGTAAGCATAGAAGACTTGTTAACCTTCTTACCCCCGTATGCTTCTTCATAGTAGTTCGCAATCACCTGGATCAATGATGTTCTATATCTCTTCTCTCCAATGTCATCTCTTACTGCTTCTAAACAATGTAATTTATAGTTCATATCTATCTTCCTTTCTGCTTCCCAAAGCATTACTAATTCATTCTAATTATGTTGTTGTTCAACATGATTCACAGCTCTGTATGACTGTCTGTATCACCTGCTCTTAAGCTGCTCATTAACAGCTGTTTCATACTGCTTATACATCAGCCACATTACTGCTCTAACATCAGTTGATATCTGCTGAATAAATACTGCTGTAGCTTTAAATAAAAGCAGCTGAAATAAATAGCAGCTTCTAAAATTAGCCTGGCAAATAATTTAGGCTGATTTAAATATTTAAGGCAATAAAAAAATAAGGACCTCCGAAGAGATCCTTGTCTGATATTAAATGCCTGTTACTGTATCGAGCGCGCCATTACCTTGAAGACTGATAGAGTAAGTAACAAGGTCATCATATGGTGCTTCTAAGCTGAAATCTGTGATTGTACAGTTTCCTTCATACTTAGTTCCAGACGGGAATTCAAGATAAACGTCAACGTTCTCACCATTAACGAACGCAGTTTCAAGAGCTTTATAAGCTTCATCAGATTCAACGAATGCACCGTCTGCATCGATGCTGTATTCTTTCATTCCTGCAATTGATTCTTTCCATCCATCAGAATCTTTTGATGTTGCATCCATTGATTCAGCTGAACGTGAAAGACTCGCATTCCGCTGCCCCGCAAGAACCTTTCCTGTAACTCCATCTTTGATGTATAGCTTTACTTTCATACCTGTCATTTTTGACATTCTAAATTACCTCTTTCGATTTGTTTTTTATAAAAGAAAAAGAAGCCGAATTGACGACTTCTAAATTTGTGAAACATTGAGCATAAGAGATTAAACTAAAACGAGTTTAGCTAATGCTTGAGGATTAACTACAGCTGAATCCATGTAAGCGTCAAACACGAACAACAGGCTACCACGCAGTGCTTGCTGTCCGTCAGCAATTTCTTGAAGACCGAAATCTTTTTTGATCATTAGGCTTACTGCTTCTGTCACATTACCGAATACGACCGGAGTTGTTGCTGGAAGTGATTCTGTTACATCAATTGGCATGCCAAGCAGCGTATGTTGAAGTTTGCCGTTCACGATTCCGTTCTGAATGAAAAAATGACCGTTGTTATCTTTCAGCTTTGCAATCTGATTGAAGAAATCACGTTGCATAATGAAAGAAGCACCAGTCAAGAATTCCGGATGAACCGCAAGATATAGTTCTGCAAGTTTTTCAGTAGTAACAACGCCTGAAGCTTCAACTTTTGCTACATCAGCATCATTGATAACACCGTTGAACTCAACGCCACCATTACCAGTAAGAATTGACTTCTCAATAGCTTTTACTGTGCGACGAGCAAGAAGATTTTTAGCATAGTCTTCTACATTAGTTGCAGCATCATTGATTAGCTGCTTAGATAGCGTTAGAGCTGCGCCAACACGTTTTTGCTGCAAATCGACGTGTGAGAAACCTAAAGCTCCTTCAATGATGTTATTTCCTTCTCCAACAAAGCCTGCTTCAAGTGCATCATTTTCACGAGCTACACGAAGTGTACCGGCAACTGAACCAAGCTTGCGAACTCGAGCAAATACTGGTGAGATTTCTTCCATTTTTAGAACAATTTCGTTATGAGTTTGTTCTGGAATTAGTGAAGCTCCATCTGCTGTTGTTTGCAGGGCACGAGTTTCATTTTTGATAATTGCTGCTAAACCATTAGTTGTACGTTTTTCAATCTTTTGCATATTAGTTCCTCTTTCCTCTTTATGTAGGTCCTCTGTTGGAACCTCAATTTTTTCAATTAAGTTGATGTTTCTTGCTGAAATTGTGCTTTGGAGATAAGCTGGCTCTTTAACAGCTGATACTTCAAACAGTTCAAGCTGTTCAATAGTTCTAATTGCTAATCCATTAACATGCTGCCAAGATTCTTTAAGTGCTCTAAATCCGAAGCTCATACTTTGTATAAGTCCGTCAGAAATCAGAGTGTAGTAATCTTTACCGTATGTTGTTGGAGAAATCCGAGCTTCCATGTAAAGGCCATCTGAATCTTCACGAAGAACAAGAGATTCATTTCGTGTAGAAGCAAGAACTGCTTCTGGCTTGTGTTCTGCGAGAAAATCAATAGGTCTTGAGCGACTCTCGATAGCTGATTGGAAAGCTCCGGGTTGTATGCGTTCTTTGAACTTCTTTGTTGTTCCAAGCAGCTGCGATAATTGACCAGGCTTATTGACGTAACCACGCACAAATAACCCTTGATCATCTGCGACCAGGGTAACTTTGTTACTTCTCAGTTCCATTGTTTTCAATTATTTTTCTACCTCCGTTGTTTATTTCTTGTCCAAGATTCAGGACTGTCAGATTTCCATCTTCATCTCGCAACACTTGTCCCTGATTCAGTACAGTATAATCAGAACTTAATTTTGAATAATCAAGTTTGTAACGAGCTTCATTAATTGAGATCAAACCGCCGACATATGCTTTCAGAACAGTTTCAATTTTCTCTGCTTCAGTAGTACGAAGAATTTCATCTGTTGAGAATCTAAAGAAATATCCAAGCTCTTTTTCGATTGAGTTCAGTAGATGTTTATCTAAAGCACTTTCAATCGCGGTAACAATAGGAAGAATAGTTCCTTGAAGATACTGAATTGAATTTTGCTCTAAGCTGCCGTACTTATTAGCAGAACTGTTGATTAATGATTCAGGAACGTTAAGCAATCTAGCAATTTCTGAAACAACAATTTTATGGCTTTCAGTTAGCTGCATTTCATCAGGTTTTAGAGCTAAAGCTTGATAGTCAAGGCCTTCTTCTAAAACAACAGTTGCTCCAGCGTTATTGGTACCTTTATAACGATTTGACCAAGAATTTTTTAATCGTTCAATGGCGTCCGCAGTTAATCTTGAAGCTGCTTTTAAAATACCTGAAGGAACAGCTGAATTTGCAAGCAAACTCCCCGAATAATCCATCTGTCCAATTGCTTGATTTAATGTTTTTTCTCCATCAACTAACAAGCCATTAGATGAACTATCAATTACGATTACTTCTGATTCATTCAGAGTTTTAGAAGATACATGGTTGTATACATATTCGATAGTTTCATATGTGGCTCCGCCATCTTTTGTATAAGGTGTTTCTTTCATATATTCAGCTTTCAAATGATGAAGCTGTCCATCTTTCTTGTAAAGATAAGCTTTGCCATGAAGCAAATAATCTTGAACAACTTTCTTCTTAATTGATTGAGCTGAATCAAATCTGTTGCTTTCATGATTCAATACGTTGATTCTTTGATCTTTAACTTTTTTCAGACTGTCGTTGGTTTCATCTTCTACATAAAGATAAACCGGCAAAGATCCGATTGAATTTGAAATCAACTGTACAGCTGCTTTAACTGCAGGAATTTGTAGTGCTTCATCTTCAGTAACATTTGAATAAGGTTTAGCAGTAAAGAAAGCTGTTGAGAAATAATCTTTTGCATCATCTTTATTGTTCTTTGAACTGCCAAATGTGAATGGAAATGCCAATTAAAACATCCTTTCATATATTTTATTTAGGGCACTAACAGTGCCGTTGAATGTAAAAAAAAGAAGCCAATCATTTAAGATTGACTCTTCTGAGAAGTATTTCTTGAGGATTGGCGCCTGGCCTATCATTCAAGATCAAATCAAAACGCTGTAAGAACTGTTACAAGAAGTAAAAGACATGTGAAGTACGGTGGGGTGTTCAAATCCCCATAATAGAAAAAGAAGCAACTAAATTAATAGCTGCTTCTCTGTTAATGATGCTCACGTGAAATGAGGCTGACAATTGTAACGCTGATTTTTTAAAGATAAAAAAGGTGGTGCGGTAGACGAAGCCGCATAATAAAAAAGAAAGCAATCAAATGAATAACTGCTTCTCTCTGGATGCTAGATACATCCTTCAGAAATGAGTTGGTTTTTGAATGGTGCGCGGAAGAAGCGCATAATAAAAAAGAAAGCACCGGTTTAGGATGCTTCTTTTCGTTGTATTTCTACAACAAACATAAAAGGAATTTTAATGGCAACTTCACTGTATGGCATTACAGCAAGACGCTTAGATTTCTTTGAATGCTCAAACAGTGATCAGAAGTAATCGGAGGTACTATGGTCACTCAATCAACATTCAAAGAAGAATTTCTGAAGGCAGAAACAATCTAATTTTAAGATGGGCACTACTAATACCCCTCTATATTCTATATATATAAAAGTAGAAGTTACTGTACACTTAAATCAAAAGAAGTTGCTGAGATTTTGATATTTTTTTGTAGAACTTTCTCATTTCATTAAGCAACAGAAGATAGTCCTTTTTAGCTTCAACAGTGTCGTTCTTTTGATTCTTACGTTGGCTTAGATTTTATTGAATTGCCATACTTGTTGCTTCTTTCCATTAATAGACTTCAATGGCAGCTCTAATGAATAGTTGTTTTTTTGATAAAGATAATCACGAATGATGTTGGGACCAACTGTTCCAGATTTACTTGTAATTCCAGACTTTTTAAAGATTGCTTTTACTGCATCCTGCTCAATCTTAACTAAGAACTTACCTTCATTTTCTTCCAAGAATTCTTCGACATTTTCAGAAGACGATTTCATCCAGTGAATTGCTGTTGAAGGATAATACTTTTCAACCATTCGTTTGTATGTGCCTACTGTGTCACACGACATTGTTGAAAAGTCTGCCATATCAGATTTTAATTTAGCTAATTTCAGTTTATTGATTTTAATATGAGCTAAATCTTTGTTGTTCTTATCTGTTTCGTGCCACACAAAACTTGGAACTTTTCTTTTCCCAAACTGTTTTTGCCATTCATAAATTCCAATGTCAATGAATTCTAAATCTCGCTTTATAGATTCGACTTTAGTTCTTATAGCTTGTCCATATGGAACTTGGACGTATAACCGCACTTTTCTACCGCTACTGCCCTTACGAACACGAGCTACTGATTGACGGATGTCTACAGAAGATGGAGATCCTAGTATCACGACATTTTTTACGTCTTCATTAAAGTTGATTCCTGTATTCATAGCTGCTGTCATGAATCCAATCGGGCGTTCAGTTTTTTCTTCTTTAATAATCTTTGTTCGAATATCTTCATCATTCTTATCTTTAAAAGATTGATTTCCTTTGCTGCTAATGAAGAAAGGATTATGTTCTAAAAAATTTCTCGATATTTCATAAGCTTGAGTTGCTGATGAAGAAAAGACTAAAGTTTGTTGACCGTCTTTTAATACTTTCCTAATCTGATTTTCTATCATTTTTGTGGAACGAGTTAAAAATACGACTTCTACATTATGATTTGAATAATTCACTGATGACATTGGTATGACCGGCTTCTTAAACTCCGCATATTGCAAAGGCTCAGGTGTTCCAGTAAGTAGTATTTTTACTGAATTACGTTCGTTATTAATGAATTCAAATGATAGCTCAGTATTTTCATTAAAGTCTGCATCTTCTACAAAGTAATGAGCTTCATCACAAACAATATAGTCATAGTGATTTATGATAAGACCGTTGTTTAAGTCATCCTCTAAAGATTGATATGTACGATAATCAATAACATGAGACACAAATTTGTATTCAAGCTGTTCTCCAATAGCAGCTCTTGGATATAGAAACAGTATTGATTTATTTTCTCTTTCCGCCAATGGAATAAGATGCTTAACGATCATCGTTGTTTTGCCACTGTCAGGTTCTGACCAAAATCCATAATTGTATCCAGGTTCCATATTTAAAAAATCTTGTTGATTGAATCTCTCAGCTAAGTAATTCATATTATTTCCTCCGATAGATTGAATTTATTTATATATGCTTTCTATCAGAAAGAATTCATTCGTAAATCAAAACGGAAAAACAATTTACTTTTTAAAAGGTAAAGTTTTAGGTCGATTTGCTAGTATTAGTAATTCTCCCTTTTTCTTTCCCTATATACTCATGTACAAAATAGAACCTTTAACTGCGATCAAGCTTTGCTTGAACGCTGGCCAAGGCAAAGCCTTGAGCCATACAATAATCTTTCTAGTATACATAATTCCTTGGAAACAAAAAAATAGAGCTCCAAGAAGGGACTCTATTCGAACAATTTATTTAGCATTTCAAAAAACCCATTATATACTAAGTCATTGAACCCAATTACTTAGAAAATAATTCAATATTTTGGTAGATAATTACCATAATTTCTATTATTATTAATAGTGAGATACTCATCTTGGCCACTTGCATCGAAACAACTTTTCGAGCAACTAGATTTACATATAGATTGTAAAAATTAGTTTATAGGAGTGGGAGTAAAAATGAGTTATGAACGTTCGATTTTAAAACAAGACATGGTAGTAAATATTTTAGACACATCACGTATACCTGGTGGTTCAACAGCAGACATTGTAAATATTGATACAGTTGTGCATCTACGCACTGCAGAACCAACTGATATCACTTTGGTTCTGCCTCAAGTTTCTGGTGACCCAGAACATGCTTATATTCGCCTATTGGATGAAGTAGATAATCGTCAAGATTTTAGTCCGCCGATTGACCCTGAACAGCTTTCAGCAATGCCTGAAAATGAAAGAGATAAATTTAAATTAAACGTAGAGGAACTTAGACAACGTTGGGAAGCACTTAAAGAAGAAGCTAGTCATGTTAAACTATCTACTTTAAAATTAAATCAAGGAGACCAAGAGTTAAAATTCTTCTTGCATAAAGAATTATCTCCAGTAGAAGGAGATATCTATGAGCTAAAATTTGTTGCTCCCTTTAGCAACTTTACAACTAATGACGGACAATTTACAATGTCACTACTAATTAATCTACCACGCGGTGCAAATTTGATAAGTAAAGAAGCATACAACCCACAAGGGGGAGCGCAACCGGAATTAAGGTTTGAAATATTACCTAATGCATCCAATGGTATCGGTCGACACGTTATAGCATATTGGATGCAATATGACCCAATTTTCACAATCCGTTATCAATATTAATTTTTGCTAAGCCTCCTCATTTATTGCAGGAGGCTGTTTTTCTTGTTAAATGTGGATATTTCTTTTAATATAAAATATTGATTTTATATTAAGAAAGACCGAGCATATGCTCGATCTATTTAATACGTTTAGCAGAATAACCATATAGTTGACTGTTTTCAGGCGGAACCCAACCATCACACAAACCATAGATACCAGGATACAAACTTCCGCCTATTTTACTTTCTAAATATATGGCAGCTTCAGTAATAGAGTCAAAAGTTCCAATTTCCTTGCCATCCTTATAAAGAATACAAGAGTTACCTCGTCGTCCTTTTTTAGCCAAATGTATATGCCCCCAAAAATTTATCTTATAAATTATTATAGGCGTATCAGCCTAATAAGATAAATATTATAACTCAATTAAGTCTAGATAGCACTAACTTAATTAAAAAGTCGTACTTCGGATTGTGGTTTACCTTTTTCGTTATAGTATTCGTCATACATTAACTCTAACAGTTTCCATCGTTCTTCGTTATTTAATTCCTTAATGATTTTAAAAATTTGTTCGGCTGTCAATAATCTCATCCCCTTAATCAAATTATGATTCAAATACAATAGTTAATAGGAATATATTAATCAGTATATCCTTGTGTAATCTGGGTCAATTTCGAGCTTCTGAAGGCTATCCTAAGCTCTCTCTACAATACGTTATATATTTTTATTTAAATTAATTTCAATTAATGCTTCTAGCTTGTCTACTTTCCTGATTAATTTATTTATTTTAATATCAACTTCGTTTATACCTCCTAAGATTTTGTTTTGCAGTAACTCTTGAGTAATTAATAATTGCCTTATATCAAGTTCCTTCTTCATACTAGGCTCTTTATTGAGCAATAATTCAACCGATTTTTCAACGGTATTACCAGGAACATTTTTTAAGTGCATTAGTTTTTTAAATAATTCTACTTCATATTCAGAAAAAACAAGATGACCTTGCTTGCTCCTAGTGAACTTATAATTATTCTTTTCAAACAGCAGGTAATATTTTTTTAGAGCTGAAGATGTTATCCCGAGTAAAACTGCCACTTCATTAATCTTCATTATGACCCTCCAAATATATACATTTATTGTATCATTAATTATCTAACCAATTATATAATTTACTACTAGTAATCTGGTTGTTCGATAATTCGTTCATCAAATCTTTATACTGATCAAATTCCATTGAATTCTTATAGTCTGAGTTACTAACAATGATTTCAAGTGACTTATAGGCATACCCTTTAATCTTATGTACAGGTACATTTAAATACCGCCTGCTCTCAATTGTATCGCTCACGAATTTTTCTATAAGCGTGTTCCATTGCTTCTTTGAATACCTTCCGATAGAAAACTCCGTATAAAGATCATTAGATGCGACTGTTAATAAAACTTTGAATTGATCAGGAGTCAGAGTTTCCTTGTAATTACAATTGAAATTATTAATATCTTTATCTTGTTCTTTTTTATTACTTATTTTTAGGGTTCCCTTTTGGTCAGGCATGGTGTTCCCTTTGGGTAATGCTAGGTATTCCCTTTCTTCATTGCTGTGTAACAGCTTCATTACGTTCGGTTCAATAGTTGCAGGTTTATTCAGGTCTTCCCTTTTGGAAGAGCTAGGAATGCCTACTAGTTTATTTTCAATTTTAGATGTGATATGAAAGTATTTTTTTGAAGGCATTCCCATTACTCTTGTTTCAATATAGCCATGTTCTTCTAATTCTTTAGCTGCTTTTAGTTGTTGCTTGTAAGTCAGTGCTGTTTCAGTTTCTAACGTTTCGGAAGTTAAGAAAAAATAATCTTTTCCGTTTTTGTGTGTTAACATATTCTTATTTCCGAAACTTTCATAACTGGAGCATAACTGCCCGAATATTATTGAACCATTCACAGAAACTTCATGAGCTAGTTCTTTGTTATACATCACAAATCCTTTTCCACTTAAAAGCGATATTAACTTCATGTTTATCTCCCTTTGACACATCAAAGAAGACCTGCAATAATAAGTTTACAGAGGTCGATCTTCTGTGTATTTATTGTAGAGATGGTAGAGCCGCCAAACTCATATACCATCTCTTTTATTATTTTATAATACGAACGTGAGTTCGTACACTTTCTATAATCTTAACCCTTTTAAAGCTCCAAATTGTTTGTGCTTCCTTTCTATATCAGTCCCCCACAAATTTACATATTTTTTTGTAATAGCAATGTCCTGATGCCCTAATATAGCCATTAGACTAAACGCATCAATACCAGCTACAATCATTCTTCTTGCCATGGTATGTCTAAAAGTATGAGGACTAACACGCTTCGTAATTTCAGCATCCTTTCCGTACTTTGTAAATCTTGTTTGAATACTGTGCGGCTTCAATTCTCCGTTATCTTGGTTGATAAAGAGTTTTTTAGTATCTACTAATCCCCTGATTTTGATATATCTTCTTAGTTGCTCAACTGTAAGTTCCGATAAATAGACAGTTCTTTCAAATGAATTTTTAGTGTTTCTAATAATTATTGAGTTTTCTAATACATCTTGTATTTCTATTCCAACTAACTCTGATAACCGGACTCCAGTATCTAAAAATACAAGCATTATAACTTCATCCCTGAAACTAACAAACGATTGTTTCTTTCTAATTACTTTTATTAGCTTTTCAATATCCCTGTCACTTAAGGTTTCAATAACTTTCTGTCTATCTCTAAGTAATTTAATATTCGACATTGGATTGTTTTGAATGAACTTGTACTTAATAAGGTAATTGTAAAAAGATCTTAGAGCCCTTAAACGAGTATTTATACTTGTCACTTTCAAGAATTGTTTGCTATTGAAAATAAACTCCTCTAAATCCCCTTGTTCCCAATCAACTAATTGCTTATTAATGACTTTCTTAGCTGCTTTAAATTCATTTTTATAATACTCGATTGTCGCTGGTCTCAAGTTCCTTAAATAACAAGCTTTGAAGAAGACTTCGTAAGCTTGATCATCCGTAATTTTCTTTTTAATTATTTGCGCTTCATCATCTGAAAGTTTTCCTCTTCTACCCACACCAGCCTCCTACGCATACGATTCAACGCACACGATTTTGTATTATTTATGTCGTGAAAATAAACGCAAAAAAAGACTTCAACATAACCGTTGAAGTCTTGATTTCTATAGATATTTTAGATACCGGTGGTCGGGGTCGAACCGACACTCCAGAGGAACACGATTTTGAGTCGTGCGCGTCTGCCAATTCCGCCACACCGTTGATGTATCAATGTTTATAGTAAAGATAGTCAATGCTATTTTTGTAGTTGTCCATACGATTAATAAGTACCTATAATAAAAATACTTGTATGTTTAAGAAATTGCAATACTGATTTCAATTAATACAACAGCTTCTGTTGTTAGGAACATAGCAGATACGGATGCTGCGGACATTGATATCACCATGTATTATTTACATTCAATAAACACTAACCACTTCTCATTTAATGACTCAACTGACAATTATAAAGTAGTGTTTGAATCTCGTAAAGTAGTTATAGAGTTTCAAACCACATTTCAAATAAAAAAAGCATCCGCTATCATGTACGGATGCCTAAATTAAACATTATCAATTTTTTGAATATTTCTGTAGTTTTTAATTGACAAACAAAAATAACCATCTTATACTATAAGGTGGAATAGGTATATTAGTCTATTAATTTTGAATTCTTTTAGGTCTGATGTTGGTAGCATCAGATATGGTTCTGTCAATTTAAAGTGGCTGAGAAAATTTGATTACGGTTATTATCATACATTAAACGTATTGTTAAAATCAAGTTTTTTTGTATAGTAATTTTATACATTAATCGACAATACTTATCTATATGAAACCGTTTATCTAGTTTGATTGAAATGAACCTCCTATCTGAATAATAAAAAGGAGGATAGCAAAATGAAATCAATAGCTATTGACCTACTCCAAATCATCTATAATAAAGGGGTAGAAATTTATGATAATAACTGGGAAGAAAAGAATTAGAAAGTGCAGTAAATATTTATCACATCTTTCAGAAGGTAGTACAGCTTACATTGGACTCCCCATAACGGAAGATATTTCTTCAAAATTAAAGGAAATTGGTTTTGAAAATGCCACCGTAGGTGAAACCCTAATCCCTTCACCTAAACTTGGGAACATTAGCAAATTCAATTCAAACGGAAAAGAAATTCCACAAAAAGATTTACCTAAGGAGACTGCTTACCGCCAACAGCACTGGGAATGGGAAGATTGGCAAGGTACACATTATTCTCGCACTGTGGATATCCCTTATAAAAGATATCCAAGGAAGTTAATACCTGCACCATGGGTATCTCTATTGATTATCCAATCAAACGAAAAACATTTTGTAATCGCTGGAGAAGCTATTGTAATAGGACAAACTTCAGAAGAAGATATTACACATCGAATTAACCTAATATTGGAAATATTCAAAAGCGTGTATATTCTTCAAGAGAATCTAGAACTCTATGAAATTCCAAAAATAAAAAGGCTGGATTGGGATGTTTTACCTGCTGGAAAAATGCCATGGGAACATTTTAAAGCTAACTTAACCCCTATTTTGGATAAAAAATCAAAAGGTAAGAAGAAAATTGTTTCTGAACGATTAGAAACGATTTCTGAATATAAACCTGATTTCCATGCAATTGGTAAAAATGGATATCGTGGTTATATTATTTTTGGATTCACCAAACTAGACCTTTATATTTTCGAGACTGCTGAGTATGGAAATGCAACTTATATTTTTGAAGGAAATTGGGAGCAACTATCTCAAATGTCTAAAGCAGAAATTATAGCTGAGAAATTGCATAAACATCGATTAATCCACCTTGATGGCTGGAGTAGTCAAATAGCAAGTTTGTTTCCTAGCGGTTATAAAAAATTAATATCATAATAGACAGAGCAGCGGTGTGCCGCTGCTTTTTCAATTTCAGCACTTTGATATTTTCTATGACGTGTGACTGAGGCTGCATACACCCTTCTCAAGTCTCTCTCTCCCTAAAAATGTGGAAATAACCCCCCATACTCTTAACACAAATAAAAAGACCCCCTTTAGGAGTCTCTTAATTTGCTTCATATTCCTTAACCTTACGATAAAATGTGGCCTTAGTCATATTTGAATTATTCATTGCCTTAACAGCAGTAATTTCTCCTGCTTTCCATTGCTTATAAGCCTGTTCAAATTCAGATGTAATAGATGTTTTAGGTCTTCCTAAATGTTTCCCCTGTGCCTTAGCTGATGCTATTCCTTCAGCTTGGCGTGTCCTTATTTTCGCTCTTTCTTCTTCAGCTACCCATGATAGAATCTGTAATACCAAGTCAGATACAAAAGAACCAATTGAATCATTGTATTTGCGAGTATCCAGTAATGGCATATCAATTACGACAATATGCGCTTTGATGTTCTTGGTAATATCCTTCCACTCATCTAGAACCATCTCTTTATTACGACCCAGTCTGTCTAATGAATGTATGTATAAAATATCTCCTTCACGCAGCCTCATTTTTAACGATTGATATTGAGGTCTATTAAAGTCTTTCCCGCTTAACTTGTCTATATGAATATCACGGTCATCAATGCCAATAGCATGCATACTTTCAAGCTGTCGTACTTCGTTTTGGTCTTTGCTGCTTACTCGCACATATCCGAACTCTTTATTATTCAATTCAGCTCCGCCTTTATGATTTAATATCATAATCATACCGATACTGAATCAAAAGGTCAATAAACTTTATGACACGTTTCATAATATTTGTTCATATCATTTGATACTACATGAAACCTTATAAGTCCGTATTGAGAAATATGTATCAAAATGTGTACCTTTTGAAACATAAAACAACACTATGAAGGCAGCGACATCCTTTCATTGATATCACTTATAAGTCTACACCTCTGCAATCCAATCTTTCTCGAACTTGTACAGGTATTCACTATAATTCTTATTTCTTTATCCTGCTAAATCACATTGATTATTTGATTCGTGTCGGAAATTTACCAAATGTCAGTTTGTGAATGTGAGTGGTTTCTGTATCAAGCGAAGGCACAACACTCCAATTCCAAGTTATGCTTACAAATACCTTCGGATTCAATCGTAACCATAATACAATCAACAGACCCCTTAACACCACAACAAATGAGTCTGAAAAAGGCATCCAACTAGTTTGGATGCCTTTTTCACCTACTTTAACTGTTCTTGTAACGCTTCTATAAGTATTTCAATCGCATTTTCTTCGCATAGGTCATTTGTTCCAAGTTTACCACGGAAGGCTTTATCAAGAATGGATTGTTTTAAAATTTCAATCTTTTCACCAACATTGCAATCCTCTAATGCTTTTTGTTCGTTTTTAAAAAGATTTTCTACTATACGAACAATCTCTTTTTGTTCATCAATGGGTGGAATACTAAGTTTAATTGCAGAAAATCCATTTTGAGTAAGATTTACACCACTTTCTGAAATACCAGTTTTCATCGCATTAATTTCCCCCAATATCTCCGGGGTATTTAATGCTAAGACAAGATATTCAGGTATTACTCGTTCTAATTTTGCACGAAAACGATAAGCCTTATCACACAGTAACAATCGAGGTCTTACTTTCTTTATCAAACAGCAAACTCCAACACGAACACGTGGACCAGCACGTGTAATAAGAATATCACCTGCTTTTAACTCATGCTTTTCCCTTGGCATTAGAGAATCTGGAAGTTGCTTATTCTCTCCCTCAATAAATTCCATGTGTTGAATCGCAGTAGTTTTTATAACTCCCCACTTTTGATAGTCATCAGATGGATAATTTTCACATTTCGGACTCCAACCTTGGTTTAATTCACTAATCAACTCACGAACTTCAAATTCATTTCTAATAACGTCTAAACCATTTTCTTCTCTCCATTTTCTCGTTAAGCCTCCTCGTAAAGCTTTATCCAATATAGCTGCCCGACGAAGTTCAAACGATTCTATTGCTTCCTCAATCAATTGCTTTGCTATATCAATTTTGCTTAGAAGGCGTTCTATTTTATCAGCAATTCGTTTTTGTTCTTTGAGAGGGGGAATGGCAATAGGGTACAATTCTACTTCTTTAGGTCTCGCTCTTGTCAGTGACCCGCCAACACCTGAAACATTTGAAGTAAGTAATTTTCTAAAGTATGGAGACTTTAAGAAATAAAGTAAATAATCAGAGTGTAGGTTTTTACTTTTTATAACTATCCATTCAGTGGATGCTAGCAGCCTGTAATCCTTGCTTTTCTCTTCAACTTTCCATACTCTGTTAATTCTGGGGTTTATTTTACATAGTAATAAATCTTCAGGGTTCACTATTTGTTTGCTTGAGCCAATTTCGCTTCCTTTAACTATTTCAGGTAATCGATTAGGGTAACTGGGAACACTGTACATTTCGAATGTTTCTTCAGAAAATTTTTTTGGTTCAATACTGCTGCTCTTAAAGTTATTAATAGATTTCAAATTTGTCCAAACCCAATTTTCTGGTATATCATAGGGCTGTTTATGCTCAGGTACTAACGCTTTTTCTAATAACTCTTTTATAGTCTCCTTTTTCTTAACCATCAATTTTCACCTGGATTTCTTCTGTTTCACGCAGTTCTCTAACAACTTCATTTAATAATTCCATTGCTTGTTGAAGTTTTAATGTAACCTCTTTAGCTGATTCAATCGGGTCAGGCAGATTGTCCAATGAAGAGAGAGAGTCATCTGCAATCAAACCAATATCTAGGCTGTCATTCTTCTTAGCTATCTCTTCTCTTGTAAACTTATTCCAACGTTCATCATTAATTTTAGAACGGTCTTCCGTAACATATGCCTTCATGAAATCTTTAAAATGAGCCATTGTTAATTGGTTCTTCTTTCCAAAAGATGGCATATTTGTTCTAAGGTCATATACCCAAACATCTTTCGTATTTCCCTGGTCAGTTTTTTCTCTTGTAAAGAAAAGCACATTAGTTTTTACGCCCTGTGCATAGAAAATACCCGTTGGTAAACGTAAAATAGTATGCAAGTTACATTTATTCATTAAGTCACGACGTATTTGCGCTCCAACGCCACTTTCAAATAGTACGTTATCAGGCAGAACCACTGCCGCCCGTGCCTTCCCATCAGCATTTAGAGCATTATAAATAAGTTGCAGAAAATTTAGCTGTTTATTGGAAGTGTCAAATGTTAAATCATCTCTAGAAACTCTTTCTCCCCCCTTTTTTGTTCCAAATGGAGGGTTTGTTAAAATAACATCAAAGTCCTTCATCCACTTTCCATTACTTGAAAGGGAATCACCATGCTCCATACGACCTTCCATATTGTGAAGGAGAGCGTTCATTAAAGCAAGACGATGCGTATCTTTAACCAATTCCATTCCTGTAAATGCTTCTTTCTTTTGAAATTCAGCATCTTTAGGGTCGAGGTCAAAATAGTCATCAGTTTTAATTTTTAAATAACGGTCTGCTGCAATCATAAATCCAAATGTTCCTGCAGCAGGGTCATTGCATCGTTCACCAACTTTCGGGTCTACAAGCTGCACAATGGTATCAATAAGTACCCTAGGAGTAAAATATTGTCCCGCTCCAGATTTAGTCTCACTAGCATTCTTCTCGAGTAGACCCTCGTATAAGTCACCCAAACCTTCTTCCTTGGCATTATACCAATCGAGAGCATCTATAGACTTAATAATCTTCTCAAGGTTCTTTGGCTCTGAAATGCTCGTAGAGGAGTCTGAATAGATAAGCCTTAATCTTTCGTTTTCATTGCTTCCTAGTTCTAACAACAAATGCTGATAAAAAGCTTTTAACTCTAATCCTTCTTTTTCAAACAGATTGTCCCAACGGTATCCCTCAGGAATAACAGCTTCACTTTGCTGTTCCTTCATCATTTTCAAAAACAATAGATAAGTTAATTCAGTCACATATTGGTGATATGTAATACCATCGTCTCGCAATACGTTACATAAATTCCATAACTTCTGTACAATTTCTTGGTTGTTCATTCTCTTTCCCCCATGTGTTTATAATATATCTCTCAATTCTAGTAATTAAAGGACAGACCGAATTACTATTATAACTCAAAAAAGCCTCAATAAAGAGGCAAAACTTAACTGACATAAAGGTTCTTATTGATGGTGTTGACAACATCGTCAATGTAATCCCCAAATTCTCTCTTTAGTAATTTGTAACCACCTTGACTAAGAAACGGTTCTTCAGAGAAAGCATCTTGAGATGTAGGGGCTAATACTGGGACTTTCAACAGCTGCTTTTCAATTCGCTCCAGCCATTTCTTTTGTCTCGGAGTCCAGTCATTTAGTGAGTATACCTTTTGCATTGCCAACCTTATACGGGTGTCATGGTCAATTAGTGCTTCACCTAGAGCTGCTTGCCGTATAAAACTAATGATATCTGCAGCAATGTCTTCATTTTTTGTTTGTTTCCAAGCAGATTGCAAATGAGACTGCTTAAATCCTTTTGTTTCTAATATTGTAATCAATTCTCTTAAATCGTTTCTAGTTAAGTCCCTAGGACGTGTACAAACAATTTGAAGTGCAGGGATTTCATTTATGTTCTCTTTGATGAAACGGATGAAGCCATCCAAATAATCTTCTGGACGGTAATTTCCTTCCCCGTACCCACGTATGACTTCGGTAACTTCATCTTCTTTGTTTGAAATATAACGTTTATCACCTTTTACTCGATAAGATTCAAGATACTCGAAAAGGATACTATTTTGTTCTGCATCTTTTGGGGAATAATGTTGAATTTCTTGTACCCATTCATCAATGGGTTTGCCCTTTGATAACTCTTCGAATTTCTGTTTTCCCTCGTCATTCAGCTTTTGCTTGCGCCGCTGAATTTTGGCTACCAGTTGTTCTTTAAAGAAAGATGACTCTTGTTCTGTCGATGATTGGGTTAGAGAATGGTACAGTTCAGCTATTGTATAACTTTGCTTCTTAACAACTGGTTTCATCTCGGTATATTTTTTCAGCTTATCATAAATGCCAACAGCGTCATAAATGTTAAAGTGAGTTTTCCCAATTTCCGGACATAAACGTGTTGCTCTCCCCAACATTTGGTCATAGAGGATACGGGATTGTATTCTCCTTAAGAACACAAGATTTGTTATTGGGGGAACATCTATACCCGTGGTTAGCAAATCAACCGTTACCACCACATTTGGCAACCTTTCATTTTTAAATCTTTTAATGGCTTCCAAGGGCTTATAGATGTATCCAGTGATTTTCATTATTGCGTCATCCTCGACCTCATCCCCACGCTCTTTAAAGGCTTGTTTTAGTAAACGTACAATTAAGTCTGCATGTTGGTCAGTAGCTGCAAAAATTAATGTCTTCTCTCTGCTCGCAGGGTCAATATAATCCACTAGTTTATCCAGCACGGCTTTATTAAATGGCTGGGTAATGACTTTTTTGTTAAACTGCTCTACATCAAAATGAAGAGTGTCCTCCATTATCTCCAGTAAAACTTCTCCTGCATCCACGTCATATACTTCTACTTCTTCGTCCTTTTCAAACTTAATACCCGCATTAGAGAGTTCCGTCTTAAAAAGGTAAGGGGGTTCGTGGTCAACTAGGTATCCTTCCAGAACTGCTTCACTATACGAATATTTATATATCGGCATTCCAAATATTTCAGTTGTATGAAGTGCTGGTGTTGCCGTTAATCCCAAACAAGCTGCATCAAAATAGTCAATTACCCGCCTATATTGGCTAATGTAATCATCTTGGTCTCTAAATTCCAATTCTTCTTCCGACATCTCACGGTCACTTGTATACCCACGATGTGCCTCATCTACAATTATAAAATCATATTGTCCAACGCTCGGGGTTTTTGAGTTTTCATTGTAAAAGAGTCTCTTAACCATACCTTGTACGGTAGCAATTTGAACTTTAGTAGAAACTTCTGGTTCAATGTCATCGAGAGATTTGACATCATAAATGTCTGCAAAGGATAATCCTTCTATTTTTGTATCTTTAAGAGCATCCTGTGTTTGTTTGCCTAATGAATTTCGGTCAACCAAAAATAAAATTCGTCGGCATTTTTTAGTCTTGATTAATCGATACATCAAAGCAATAGCTGTTCGAGTTTTTCCTGTCCCTGTTGCCATTGCAATTAGCATTCTTCTTGATTTACCTTCAATTAAAATCTCTTCAGCAGAAAGCACAGCTTTTTGTTGATAAGGTCTTAATTCAAATTTTGTTATATCTTCTTCTTTAAGATTTTTGTTCGCATATTGGTCATCTTGGCTCAGTAATAGCTCTAAGTCATCTGGAGAGTGCCAATTTTCTAATGGACGAGCATACTCCTTAGGTTTGCGTGAATCCCAGAACCAAATACCTGATTCTTCTTGCAGCTGTTTAAGAAAAGGTCTGCCGTTTGAAGCGTATAGAAATGGTACTTTGTAGTCCCCGCTAGTAGAATCTATAGTCTCATTACTAATCTGCTTAATATTTTTTGCATAGATTTTCGTCTGGCTTTCTAAAGCACCTGGTATGGTTTTGTGCTTAGCTTTCGCCTCTATCAATCCGACTAACTTTAAACCTAAGAATAAAGCATAATCAGCTCTTCCACCTTCTACTTTCCATTCAGCAATAGCCATTTTACGGTTTTTCTTCGGCACAGTACCGAATTTTTGCTGATTAAAAGTTAACGTGTCTGCTTCCCAACCTGCAGCACGTAGCTTTTCATCTATAATTGCCCTTGTCTCAGCTTCAGTTAACCTATTGTTTCGAACAAACCTTTTCGTTATTTTTTTCCTTTTAGCTTTTTCTTCCGCTTTTTCAGTTTCTGCATTTGCACGAAGCTCTTTTAGCTCCTTCTCAAGTTGCATAACTTTTTCATCATATTCGCTCTGTAGCTTTTCAGTATCTTCACGAACTGCTTCTATAGGTTCTTGGTACGCAGCTGCTTGAAAATTCCAATCAACATAAACCTGCATAAACCAAACAGACAAACGAAATGTTAATTGCAGCAACGTTTTAGCTTCTTCAGTTTTTCCGTATCCTGCTTCGTGCATGGCTAAATTCCCTTTACGACGAAGTGTTTCGAATATATCAACTAATTCCGGCTCAAGTAAGCCTTCTCCACGTATTGTATTAATACGGTCTAGCTGGGTTGTAGCATGTACTTCTTTAATGCTCTCAGAGGCAAGAATAAATTTTGTTAATGTCTCTGCAAACAAACGCAATTTCATTATCGTTGTATGAGGGTCGTGATATACATTTTTCTCAGCAGTTTCACCCAAGTTAGCAAGCACAGCCCATTTCCCTTGAAAAAATGAAAAGTTACTGCTCATTGTTATCACCATTTTCTGGAAAGGTTGTTTGTGTCTATTATACTATAAACATACAAAAATTAGGGGATGGAATAATTTTATTCATTAAAAAAGTCGATTTCTCGACTTTAGTTGTATTGTTATGGTAATCAACCTTATTAGCTAGTAGACTATGAAAGTAAATCTTTTATTCTTAATGCCATAAATTGTGGCTCGGAAGGGATTCGTCTGGGACGTAAAGTCTTAAAACCATAATGTTCATTTATGATAATAATGTTATCATTAATTGCCTCTGCTGTAATAAAAATACAGCCAGTAACTTCTGCTATTTTAATAGCTGTATTGAATACACGCCCAAACACTTCCCTCCCTATACCTTTCATTCTATATAAATCATCTATACCTATGTAATGTAATCGAACGGCAGGGAATAAATTAAATGATTCACGGTACAAGTGAGAATAAAGTTTCTCAGCCTTTTTCACTCCAACTTCTACTTCTTCGTTAAATAAGGTAAAGAACCCAACTATTACTTCTTCACCATCAAGAAGAACGTGGGTTCTTGCAAGCATTTCAAAATCATATTTTTTTGCATTATGTTTAAAAAACTCCTCAACTCTTTCTTCATCTGAACACGTAAAATTGTTAATGCTAGCTTCGCTTACCTCTCGAATGGATACCCATTGCATTTCCCCTAATACCTCTCCCATTTATTTTTTTTGCTAATTCAGACTTTATAGTTGACACATTTTTAACAACTCTTTTTGTCCCTAAACCATTTACAATTACTAATGTTTTTCCATCTGATTTAATTGCAATCGGTCTTTTACTTCTTTTTATTAAGTTTCTAGCCCGCAGTATTTCTTTACTATTGTCCTTTTCTGGACTTAATGCCCAATTTAAAAATTCTTGTTCTTCTGTTGTATTATCAAATTCAATAATAATCGGTTTTTTCTTTTGCATGTATACTCCCCCTTATTGTTAAGGTTATCATTATTATACCACAAACCATAAGAATTGTTACATAATGGGAATTTGGCGATAACTAACAAAGTAAATATTGAACCTCTAAATCTCTGTAGCAAATAGTTTATTTTAACTTTATAAAATCACAGTTTTATTAATGCAATCGTAGATTTAACTTTAATACAATTTAAACCTTCAATCCAATATATACAAAAAGGAGAGCTTCAAGAAAGCCCTCTTCAATGTTGTTTTCTAAAGTACCTATTTAATATGAATGTTTAGCTAATTAAAAACAGGATTATTCACCCTTTTCACGCAGACTTTTCCTCTTTTATTTCTTTCACGATTTCCAACACTTTAATTGGTAACATTTTAATCAAGTAGCCTGTTGGATTGTCTGCTCCTTCCAAACCAACTCTTTCAAGAGCAAGACGAAGTATTTCTTTGCCATAACGATTATGAACCTCATTTATTACTCTTGCAGACCTCCTATTTAATTCAATACCAGTATATCCCAAAAAGTCATCTCCGAGCCAAACCTCATTTATCGCCTTCATGATAGCTTCATCCCTCATTGATTGGATATCATATTCTAACTCGCCATCTACATCAACTGGAACAAGGATATTATTATCAGATTCATTATTTACACTTAAGTTGCGACTTTTAACTCTAGCATCAAGTTTACCATTTGCTTTAGCCGTAATCATTGCCAAATTAACATGTTCGGAATTATCAAACATGGAGTAAATAAGATGCTCTTTCTTCTTGCCTTCACCGAATTCAAATGTAAGCTTTTCAAAGTAGATAACTTCAAGTTCCTTAAGACCATCAATTAATTCAAATAACCTTGCCTTTCTGATTTTAAGTTCCTTTGCAAGCTTTTCAGTTGAATGCCATGTAACTTGTAATACTTCATCTTTTCTTTCTATATTACGACTTAACAGAAGAACTATTGCAACCATATCCTCTTTCTCGAGTTCTGATTCATTAATCATAGATTTATCTACGTAGTCCGCTTTGACCAAAGTATAATTCTCTTCAGAAGGAGATTCTTTTGCAACTATAAAAATTTGGTCATTCTTGTTTAAATTATCAATTTCCGCTTTCCTTTTAAGTGTGACATCTAAATATACTTTAACTAAATTCATTCCTACAAGGACTTTTAATGAATTCCTTACTGATTTGATGTTCGCAGACACCTGCTGCTTTCCTAGCAAATCTAAAATAAATGAGATTTGAGTTGGGACACATAATCTCTCAATATTCCATCTCAAGGTGAAGGTGTAAATAAACAATGCTCTCTTATCTTTTTGTTCAAGCAGTTTTGTAATAACATGATTATCTAGTTTAATATTGTGTTCAAATACATTTTCCATAATTGATTCAATACTCCCTTTGTATAATTTTTTAATGTAAGATTCCGACTATCTTAATGACGGTCGTTACATTTAATTATACAAAATCGGGGTTATAACACTTGATACATTAGGTTTTTCCTGGTGTTTTTAACAATTAAACAAAAGAGGAATATAAGGAGATTTAGCAGTAAAAAGCAGGTGTTTCTCAACATTAGCTTCACACAGGTCATGTCAAGTGTTTTTTAAAATAGTCTTTATGATTTTTTTGTTTTCTTTGTTGTACTGATAATCGTTTTAAATGAGAACTATGTCTTCACCTCAATAGAACACAAAGCATCTGGGTAAATTACCTATTCATAACTAAATCCGTAACCAATGTAAAGATATTTGTGACATCGAATAGTGACATACCTAAAGTCCAATTTTAGTACTAAAGGGAACTATAATAATCTTTATTTGCTGTTATGTTTTTGATAGTGTTTAATTAAGAACCCTTACAACAATTTAGGTTATTATAGTTCCCCTTAGTATAATTTTCGTACATAAGGGAACTTATTGAAAAATATGTAATTCTTATAGTAAATGCTTATCGATATTGACTATACAAGTTAAAGTAAAGTGTTAATTTTGTTATTTAACATATTCAATTTTATCCGCCTCGTATCGGTTTTTTTAGACAATGTCTGTGTGTATAAAACTCATCAAATTGATTTCTTGTATTTGCTCCATAACCATATATATCATGGAAGTCAAAATGACAAGATTTACATAACGTTACCCCATTATCAACATCAATTCTTTTTTCTTTGCACCAATTGTACCCGTCCAGATGGTGAGCGTTTAAATTACCACCACGACTGTCACCACAAAGAATACAAACATACCTATCCCTATCATAAACTGCTACCCTCCATTTATCGTAACCCCGTATATATCTACCCCTTTCTCTTTCTTCATCTGTTTTGTTTGGATTATAATTCACATTATTTTTTCCTCTATTATTTTCTAGATAACACTCTTTACAACCGTGACCGCTTCTTACGTTATCCCATATTGCTGTAAATTCATCATGGATTTCACAAATGAATTTATATCTTGCATTCTTACCTCTATAAATCTCATCATCTTTTAGCATATAGTTACTTCCAAACTTAAAGTTTGGGTTTAATCTTAGCCATAAGTGCATATTAAAAGTAGATGTTTCGAAATAATTAATATGAAAAATACTAGGTTTACTGTGTCTTTGTTGAAGGTTAAGTAATGCTGTCATCGCTCTGTAGCCTTCTTCATTTATAACCATCAAAGGTACTTGAGTATTGACATACTTAAATTCTTCCCCCTCCATTAAACTCCAACCATCTGCTAATAGTTCGTTATACTCTTTTCTTACCTCATGAGGCTTCCTCCTTTTAGTTTCAGCCATTCTTTCTACTTTAGTGTTTGGATTCCTCAAACCCCATTGAAACCTAGTCCATGTTTGCTTGAAAGAATTTCCTTTATCATCTATCCAATTTAAATACTCATCTGTTCCATCAAAGCTATCGCTTGTTAGTTTGTATAACGGCTCATTTATACTTAACCAAACCCTGATATTATGTATCGTGTGAGGATTACCTAAACCAAATAAGAGCGGGGGATGTCCATTTCTTACATTTGCAACTGATTGATATGCTTTATAGCCCTCTTTACTGATACCTGTCATAGGTGCGATAATGTTTTTATAATTTTGTCCTTCTTCAAGAACTAATCCATTCTTTAAGAAAACTCCTCTTGCAAAGTCAATATCATGTATTATTTTTTTGTTCACCTTCCAAAATTTCCAATTTTTATTCTTTATTGATTCAACAGTTCTACCAACCTTTTTTGCTACTTCTTCATAGCTTTTACCGCACCTTAACATTTCCTTACATAACTCTTCATCTTCGCATGTCCATCTTTTGTTCACCATTTTTAATGCGACACCTCCCACCTAGAGTTCTAAAGTCTGCTTATTTACTCAACATCTTCTTTAGCTTTTTTCTCCTTCTTACGACTCTCCAATGCTCACTTATTCGAACATAATTTATTCTGCTTAGCTTAATAATTGTGTCTCCATACACCTGTATTCTCTTATCATGAATCTCGAAATTCTTTATGTCCCCATTTTCTTCAATAAGGTCAGCCATCCAAATTTTCTTATTCAAATTCATTTGCGCTTCATGAAAGGAAGCTAATCGCTTATTATATATCTGCCTGTACTCTTGAAGAACTGATGGCTGTAGGAAGTAATCTGGATAGTTAACAATGTGTTGGTAGTACATCCGATTAATCATAGATATTGAACGTGAGGGAAGGTATTCATCGCAATGGCATATTTTATGAGCGAGATTATATTTTCTATTAATCAACTGTGTTCTCACATTAAGAAGCCTTAGCTGCTTATACGTGTCTTTATGAATGTACTTATGTATTTGCCTGTTCTTACTTTTAAGTTGTCTTTTTACCCCATTTGAGTCGAATAACAATAAGCCATCACTAATATCATAGTACCGGAGAAATGATAATAACTCTGCTATTGCTAAAGCCTCAGCAATGTTGCTGTCAGATTCATCAATTACAATCCTCCTTTTAATTTGGCTCATATCTTCGAATATAACGACAAAGGCTAGATGAGCTTGATTGTTTTTTACCGATGCATCTGTATACGAGATAAACATATTCGCCTCCCACATAAAAAACAGTAAAGACTCTTTTATTTGTTATTTTGAAATATACTATACCATGGAATTATTTGTATTGAAAGTGTTTTATCTGAATTTACAACCAATTTAAGAGTTGATTTAACAACGTTTATAAAGTTTATTTCAAAATTGAAGTATTTTCTTTTCTTAAACAAAATTATTGCAACAAAGTTTCAAGTAATACTTTTTAGCTATTATTTTCTAATTAATGCAAAAAGAGATGGTTTTCCCATCTCTTACAACAAAATATTGGAAATCAATTTCTTTAATTTATCTTAATCCTCTTTTCATCCTTACATCATTACTATAGTTTGCCAGTATACTGTGCTTATCGAAACCTTGGCTTAAGTCTTCCGAATATAGATTTACATAATTTAGTGTTACATCTAGCGTACTGTGACCCAACAGTCTCTGTAACTTAAAAGCATCCCCACCGCTTGTAATGTAATGCTTTGCAAAAGTATGCCTAAAAGCGTGAATAGAAGTCTTCTGTACGTTCCTTTTTTTGTTATAACGAGATATAGCATGCTGCATAGAATTTCTTGTCATTTGCTGTCCAAGTTCGTTTACAAACAGATAGTCATCCTTTACAAAGCTATAAATCCTAAGATACTCAACCAATATTTTTACTAGATGTTCACTAATGGGATTAAATTGAGCTTTCCTGTTCTTCGTAGTCGTTAATACAACCATGCTGTTTTCTATATCAATGTCTTCAACCTTAAGGTTTATGATTGTATTGAGCCTGTTGCCAGTTTCTAAAAGGTAATTGACCAGAACCCAATTTCTATGTTCCACAAAGCCACATTCTCTTAAATTAGGCTTTTTGATTAATTTTCTTATCTCTTCTTCAGAGTAGGGTTCTTTTTGTTGCTTATCAGCTTTGATTAGGTTAATCTCAAACTTTATTAAATATTCTTCACGCATTGCAAAATAAAGAAAAGCTCTTGTCGCCCTCAAGTAGGTATTTATGGTTGTAGCTTTTAAATCTTTTTTCCTTAGCCAAAGAATGAATTTATCAACATATACTTTCTCTATTTCACTTACCTGTTCAATTTCCCTCTCATGTAAGAATCGTAAAAAGTGTATCAAGTTCTGGTCATAAAATCGGATGGTCATTATTGATAAATTCTTTACCCTGTTCTCCAATTGAAAATCTTCGTACAACTCTTGAACAGTCTTCTCCACTTTTTCATTTTGATTCATTTTAATTTTCACCAT